AGTTTGGTGCTGCTGCAAGTGCTGGTGGTAATGCTACTCATCAGTTGAAAGAAATCACTCTTAATGCATATAAAGTTGCTACCAACGAATATATGGCTTACGAAGAAGAAGAAGATAGCTTGATTGCTCTTATGCCTATCGTTCGTGATGCAATGGTTCGTCGTACAGCTCGTGCTATCGATAAAGCCTTCTTGCTAGGTGCTGGTTCAGGTTCTGACCCAGTTAAAGGTCTCGGCGTTTATGCTGGCGTATCTTCTGTAACTACTCCTGCTGCTACTGCAGTTACTATGGCTAATATGCGTGCTCTACGTAAAGCCCTTGGTGCTCTAGGTCTAGATCCAGCTGAAGTTACTTTCATTGTTAATACTGATACTTACTACAATTTGTTAGAAGATACAGCTTTCCAAACAATGAATCAAGTTGGTCCTCAAGCTACATTGCTAACTGGTCAAATCGGTCAAATCGGTAACAGCCCAGTTCTAGTTTCTGCTGAACTACCTGCTGCTACTAATGGTACTAACTTGGCAGCTACAACTACCAATATCGGTGCTATTGCAGTTTACACACCTAACTTCATCGTTGGAAATCAACGTGGTCTACGTATGGATACTCAAGAACTAGTTGAAACTCAACGTCGTGTTCTAGTAGCTAGCCTACGTACTGGTATGACTCAAATCGCTACTAACCTAGGTGCCGGTGTTGCCGCTCTACGTTACGTTGCTGCTTAAGTCTAAGTAATAAAGATGGGACTTCGGTCCCGTCTTTTACATTGGCTGCGTGCAGCCTATGTAAAAGATAAAGGAATAAATATGGGACTACCACTAGTTACAAGAGCAGAATATAAGGCCTACATGGGCATCTCTAGTACCTCTAGTGATTCTGTTATCGATACATTAATACCGAAAGTAAGCGAATTAGTTAAAACTATTTGCCGCAGAACTTTTGTAGATTTTGTTGATGAAGATAAAGTTGAATATAATGAAGGCGGAACTAGTACTATACAGTTAGAAGAATACCCAGTATTAGGCGTTAGTAGCTTAGAATATTCTACAGATTATGGTAATACTTATACTACCTTAACAGAGTATACTAATTACGCACTATCTAAAGCTACAAATAGTATTATACCTATTTTAATGACTACTCCTCCAATAGAGGTAATGGGCTATACGCCTTATGGAACTAGACAGAGCCCTGTATTTCCATACGCTGTAAACGGCTATAGAGTTACATATACAGCTGGATACTCAGAAATTCCACAAGATTTAAAGCTAGCTATCCTTGATATTTTAGCTTACTATATTAAAAATGATTCTTCTGTGCACACACACAAGAACGTTAATCCTAATTCCATGCAGATTGAGTATTTAAGTAATACCCACTTCCCTGCACATATTAAACGTATTTTGGATCTATATACAGCGAGTTATAATTAATCATGAGTATTCAGGAGTTTACTGCAGCTTTAAGAGATCGTGCAAGTAATGCTACTGCAACAAAACAAGCAAAAGACTTATTAGATAGATTAGCTAAAGAATCAACAAAAGCTTATCAAAGTAGTGGTATAAAACGATCCGCCTCAATACTTACCGAAGATAGTACTAAACTTAGAGCTCTAGGGGCTAGACAAGGCTCTACTAGATTAATAGTTACTGAAAACTCTTTGCAAGAACTACTACAACAATTTGGATTAAATACTGTAAGTGAAGAAGATGCTATAAAACTATATATGCAGTTTTTATCTGATAAATATGGTAATAAGTATAAAGCAGGACATTTTGAATTTTATACTACTGATGGTGATATATTACCAGGTAGTAGAGTAAGAACACCACTAGGCGAATATATAAAAAGTACTAGCGGTAAATCAGTAATAGCTATTCGTGGATTAAATTTTTCACATGAGAATACTTTAAAGCATATGGCAGAGTTCCTGATATATGCTAAGCCTGGTAATGTAACGGGTATGTCGTTAAAAGAAGTACAACAAGCTATTTCTAAACTTTACGAACGTGGACATATTGTAGCTACTACAACCGGTAGACAGCTAGCTTCCATAGGTGGCATATCTCAAGAAAACGATATTTTAGATAAAATAGTACAACTCAGCGTAGATCTAGATATTGCTAGCTCCTCTTTAAGTAATCCTAAGTATGCTAATATACTAGCATCAGTTAATAAGGACTTTACTGGAAATAGGATGTTCATGAATATTGAGTTCCAGTTAATAAGAAATGAGACTGGAACAGGTAACCAGGATAGTGCAGATATTACTAGAGGGTTACAGATTATTTCTACTTTATATAACCTAATAGATAATATTAGTTTATCATCAAGAGGCTCCTTATTATCTACCCCAATAGGTACTAACCTTAAAAATGCTGCAAAGCAGTTAGATAACTTATTAAAGAAACTAGAAAAACAAGAAGCGTATATAGCAAAAGTATTAGCAAACTATATAACTAATCCTGAAAAGTATATATTAGATTTAAAATCCTCAGATACTTTTAAAGATCAGATAAAAAAACGTATAGTAAATACTATAAATGGAAAAGGTACTGAACCTTTAAAAATAAAACATAAACAGGTTAAAGCTGCAAGCAGTAATATACCAAAACAGGCTATCACATCTGTAAAAACAGATATTAAGAAACTTGTTACTCTTACTAAGCAGGAAATAGCAAATGCTAAAAAATTAGCAAACGCTTCATCCGCTAAACCTAATAAGATCGCACAGGACTATTCACTAGCCAGTCTACAGCTATTAATCAATACACATCTACAAGATGTAATATCTGCAAATATGGGAATGGGTACTGATAGAAACATTCTTAATTACCGAACCGGACGCTTCGCAGCGTCAGCTAAGGTAGAGAAGATGAGTCAGAGCAGAGAGGGTATGATTACAGCTTTTTATAGCTATATGAAGAATCCTTACCAAACATTTGAGCCTGGCTATCGCCAAGGTTCTCCAAAAACAAGAGACCCTAAACTGCTTATTTCAAGCTCCATTAGAGATATTGCGGCAACCAAAGTAGCTAACAGATTAAGGGCAGTCGTAATATGAGTCGTAGAACATCGATTTTAAAAGCTATCGTAGAAAAGCTTAAACTAATAGACGGAAACCAACCATATAATACTAACGTATATTCAAACGTTTACCCAATCTTAAAATTTTGGGATGAAGTCAATGATTTTCCTTGTATATATAGTTCCACAGGATCTGAAACCAGAGACTATCTTCCAGGCGCATTTACTTGGGCATATTTAGGTATCACACTTAAACTTTACTGTAAAGGTGAAGATTCCCAGCTAGAGCTTGAAAAACTATTAGAAGATATAGAAACCGTTATTAATAGTAATCGTGTACTGGTATACGATACAGATAATAATTACGAAACTACTGAAATTTTAGTAGTATCAATAACAACTGATGAAGGACTATTAGCTCCTTATGCCATAGGTGAGATAAACCTACAGGTTAGATATCAGCTGATGTAACCCGTATTTACGGTATTAATACAGATAAATATCTAGTGAGATACCAAAGATACTAAAATAAAAGGAAATAAAATGGCATTAAATCTAGTACGTAATAGTAGAGTTTACTTTACTTCAAACGTAAACTCAGCCGGTGTTGTACAAGCTTCGGGCTTCGACGCTACAAACACACAGGAAATCCAAGTTCTTGATGGATTTACATTCTCACAAAACACAAATGCTGATACAGTAACGATTTCTGAAGCCGGTGTTGCTCCAGTTCGTGGTCAGCGCTCATTCAACACTAGCTTAGCTCCTGTTGACTTCTCTCTTTCAACATATATCCGCCCAGCTAATGCAACAACTTCAATTACTGCTGAAGAGTCAGTACTTTGGAATGCCCTATTTAGTACTAATGCTATCTCTACCGCAAATACACTAACTGTAGCAACTACAGGTGTTACTGCTGGATATGCATTCGCTAATGGTGATGGTATAGTTACTTTAACAGGTACATTTACATTAGGTACTTTAGCTGTAGGTGATTGGGTAGTAATTAGCGGATTAAGCCACGCTACTGATGGTACTATTCTTAATGCAGCTGCTCAGGTAGTAACAGCTACTACTAGCTCAATTACACTAGCACTGTCTGCACCTAAAGCTGCTGGCGCTGCAATTACTTCAATTACTGCCC